ATAATCAAGAAAAAGGTATTGAAGGTTCTACATTTTTTAAACCTGTAGAGATGTCTAAGCAAGAAGAAGAAGAATTTAAGAAAGCTATAGTAGGGGTAGATTACGATTTTAAAAGTAGATCAGAAACTAAAGCTTTACAACAAGCGTTTTTAAAAGCATATAGAAATAATGGAGTAGGACCAGGAGCAGATAAATTAAAAGATGCTGTTACAAAATATAGAGATAGGAAAGAGAAGAATGATAAAAGACACGAAGAGGTATTAGATAATATAGCTGATATGCTATTTAATCCAACTTTTCAAGAACTACTTAATCATTCTACACCTCAGGAAATAGATAAAAATGTACAACAGTTTTTAGCATGATAGCATTATATCCTGGAGCTTTTAAACCTCCTCATAGAGGTCATTTTGATGTAGTAAGAGATTTATTATCTAATAATCATAGAGGAAAAGTTTATGATATTGATAATTACTTAGATGCAGGAGAAGAAGTATTAAAAGGAAAAGGAGATAAATTAAAACCTATAGAAAAAGTTATTATTTTTATAGGAGGAAATACTAGAAACGGAATAACACCTGAAGATTCTGAAAGGATATGGAATATTTATAAGAAATACTTAGGTGATATAGAAGTAGTATTAGGAGAAAAAAATCCTATGTATGCTTCAAGTAAATATGCAAAAGCTAATCCCGGTGACGAGTTTTATGCTGTTACAGGAGTTAGAGGAAATGAAGATCTAGTTGATTTAAAAAGAGTAACTACTTTCAAGAATAGAGATAATGTAGACGGTTTAGCCGTAACTACCGATAGTTCTAAACAGGTTAGAGCTACTAATTTTAGAAATGCTATTCTTAGTGGTAATTTAGACGATGTAAGAGATTTTTTTCCTAAAGAAATTAGTAGAGAAGATATTTTAAATATAATTAAGATGTTAAAATCAAGTATAGTAGCGGAACAGTTAAATAAGAAAATTGAAGAGACTATAACTGAAACGTTTAAAAATGAAAACAATTCTGGAGCTCCTATAGCTCCTAGATCTATTTTAAAATCGAAAGATAGATCATACTTAGTTCATACTTTTAATAAGTTAAGAGATAAGGACGATAAATTAAATGTAACTTTTAATCAAGATCATATAAGAATAGATGTAAAAGATGACGAAGATTTAGGAAATAGATTTGATTATACACCGTTTTTTGGATCATTATTAGAATATATGTTAGATCAAAAAATGAATATAAGACCATTACCTGAAGTTAAAATTAGGAGAGACATAGGAGAAGCAGCAGATTTCTTTGGTAGGACTGCTTACTATAATCCTAATATAAATGAAATAGTATTATACGTTGAAGGTAGACATCCGAAAGATGTAATGAGATCATTTGCTCATGAAATGGTTCACCATATGCAAAATATAGAAGGTAGATTAGGAAGTATAGATACAACTAATACTAATGAGTCTGATGCTTTATTAGAATTAGAAAAAGAAGCATACTTACAAGGAAATATAGTTTTTAGAAATTGGGAAGATTCAGTAAAAAATAAATAATGAGTAAAAGTATAGTAGAGTTATTAGAAGCATACCCTCTGCCAGAACAGAAAGAAAAACCACCTTATAAAATATATTGTGATATGGATGGTGTACTTACTAACTTTGAATCAAGATTTGAACACTTTACAGGTAAGTCACCTAAACAATATGAAAAAGAGTTTGGTTTAGAACAATTTTGGCATTTGATAGATTCTAAAATAGGAGTAAGATTTTGGGTAGGTATGGACTGGATGCCTCAAGGAAAAGAGCTATGGAGTTTTATAAGTCCATATAATCCTTCATTACTTACTTCACCATCTAGAGACAATACATCTAGATTAGGAAAAAATTTATGGGTTAAAAATAATTTAAACCCTAAACCAAAAGTTATATTTGCATACTCAAAAGATAAGCAAAGATACGCTGATGAGAATAGCATTTTAATTGATGATAAAAAGTCTAATATTAATGAGTGGAATGCTCAAGGCGGTATTGCAATTAGATGTAAAGACGGAGATGTAACTTCAGTTATTAATGAACTAAAAGAGCTAGGTTATGAGTAAAGAAACACTTTTAAAAAAAGACTTTAAAGAAAGTGATGTTCAACGAATTAGAAATATAGTAAATAAAGATTTTACCTCAGGTACTAAAATTCAAACAGGTTATAGAAAATCTTCTAAAAAACATAAAGAAGGTGATATATGGGATGAAGGAGGAAAGCAGTGGACTATAAAAGATGGTATAAAACAGAATATTACTAAATTAGATGCAGCTAAAAAAGCATTACGAATGCCTTTATCATGTCCTAAGTGTGGAGGACCATTAGAGCATTGGATGGCTAAAAAAATGTATAAAATACATGGATTTTGTTTTGATCCTTGTACTGTAGAGTTTGAAGCTGATTTAAGGAAAGCTGGATTATATAAAGAATATGAAAGAAAGATGATAACCGGCAACATAAAAGAGTTTGTAAATGATATAGAAAGTTGGGTTTTAAACTCTATAAATGATAAGAGTTCATTTGTTACTGAAGCAGGAGATGTAGAAGATTGGGGTGGAATGTCAAACAAAGCTAAAAAGAAAATCTTACAAGACTTAAAAGATTATACTTCCAGAATACGAAAGCAGTTATAAAGATATATTTATATAAAAGCAAGTCGATGGCTACACAAAGAGAAATACTAGAAAACGTATTAAAAGAGTTAGTTAATATCAAAAAACACATGCCTAATGGTGAATTACAATCACTAATAGAAGATGTAAAAGATATGAAAGAAGATATGTCTGAACTTAAGTATACTTTACTTAATCCTGAAGACGGAGTAATCGTTAAAACAAATCAAAATACTTTGTTTAGAAAACAACTTGAAGGTAATCAAAAAGAGTTTGATAATAAGATGTTAGAAGTTGAATCTATCAAAAGATGGAAAGACGGAGTTAATAAAGCTCTGTGGGTAGTCTTTGGAGTGCTAGCAGCAATAATTATCAATATGATATTTATGCATAAGGAGCTATGATAAATAATCAACAGATACATCAATTAACTATTGAATCTTTAAGAGATTGGTTTAAAAAAGAAAAATGGGTTCGTATATCTACTTCTGGTAATATAGCAGGACCTTGCGGTACATCTAAAAATAAAAAGAATCCCGATAGATGTTTACCAAGAGCTAAAGCTCAATCTTTGACTAAAGCACAAAGAGCAGCTACAGCAAGAAAGAAAAAGAAAGCGGGTGCTAAAGGAAAGACAGTCGTGAAAAATACTAAAAAAGCAACAGTAAAAAAAGAGCAGTTAGAACTACCATCATCTGCGCTAACTAGAATTAACTCAGATATCAAAAATGCAAAAACGATGGCGCAATCTATACTTCAGTATATTGATGCTGTTGATGATAAAGAATCACCTGCTATATTTCAAAATCCTAAATTAAAAAGAGCGTTAGAGTTATTAAAGGATTTAGGAGATGACGAGGTTAAAGATGAAATAAATGAATATGTGCTTGGTTCTAGACATGGTACTTTATTTATGAAATTTAAGGACTTAGAAGCTGAACTTGAAAAAATAGGTAATGAAGGTGACTTCGTTGTAAGAAGACAATCTAATCCTTCAGATAAAGTTCATCATCAATGGGAAATAGTTCCTATTGGAGATGCTGATAATTCTAAAGAAGAAAAAAGCGGAATAACAGTATATGACTATAAGTTTCCATTTGACCCAGCTGAAATTAAAACAGACGAACCTCATTCATTTAGTGTAGGGGGTGAAGATAGAATGAATACGCTATCGATACTTAAACATTTATTTGGACCTGAAGCTAAATCATACTCAGATGTAAATATGAATGATGTTGATCCTGATGCTTGGGTAAAATCACCTTACGGTAAATCTGAAAATAAAGAAATACCTGAAAGCCGATACGAAAAAATTAGAGACTATTATAAAAAGATAGATCAAATAAAACAGAGTTCACAAAAAGAGTACGAAAAAAGGAAAGAAGCTGAAAAAATTAAAAACAAAAAGACTAATGAAACAGCTAATCCACAAGACGGAAAATCAGCACCATTTGGTTCTGGGTTTAAAAAAGTAAATGAGATGACTATAGAAGATATAAAAAACTTAACAGTAGGTCTTTTACATGAAATACAAGGTAAAGAAGTATTAATGGAAAAAGATGATAGATGTACAAGAATAGCAAAACGTAAGTATGACACCTGGCCATCAGCTTATGCTTCAGGAGCAGTAGTTAGATGTAGAAGAGGTGAAATTTGGAAAGGACAAAAATAATGCCAGCAAAACTTAAACCTAGTAGTAAAGAGTATGTAAGAGATGCCAGAGGCAAAATGACTAATAAGTTTACTTGGAAGCATTATACTCCTCATAATACATCTACAGAAGAGCTTAAAAAGATGTATGAAGGAGATAACTTTAAAAGAAAAAAAAATATTATAAAAAGAGAGTTAATTAGAAGAAATGCCTTTAACTAAAAAATCAGACGCAGGAGATTACGTAGACGATTTTCAAAAATCTAAGGCTCCTCAATTCAAAGGAAAGTCTAAGAAGAAAAAGCGTCAAATGGCTATTGCTGCATATCTTTCTAATAAAAATGAATTGACTCAAATCATAAGAGAAGCTATCAATGAAGCTGATCCTAAAAAGGGTACTGGTAAAAAACCTAAAGGTTCTAGTAGAAGGTTATATACCGATGAAGATCCTTCCGATACAGTAAAAGTAAAATTTAGCACTAGACAAGATATAGTTGATACTTTAGCTAAAAAAACTTTTAAGTCTAAATCTCATGCTAGACAATCACAAATTATAAATTTAATTCATCAAAGAACTAGAGCTGCTTATGGCAGAACTAAAGATCCAAAAAAGAAAAAAAGACTTAAATCTGCTTTAGATTATATTACTTCTAGAAAAGAGGCTTCTAAAAGAAAGACTCAAAGAATGAAAAAAGAAGATTTAAGTACTGAAAATTTTAGAGATGGTAAAAAGAAAGGTAAGTCTAGACCTGGAAGAGTAAAAAAAGCAGGAGCTAGCTGTAAAGGTTCAGTAACATCTTTAAGAGCGAAAGCAAAGAAATACGGTGGCGAAAAAGGTAAGATGTACCATTGGTGTGCTAACATGAAAAGTGGTAAAAAGAAATGAAAGTAGCTAATACTAATTTTAATAAACAAGGATACTATACTGAACCTACTTTAGATGTAGATATATTACGCGATCCTAAATGTGTAGATTTATTTGATCAGAATGGTTATCATTTAACTAAAGCTGAACAAGCTTTTTTAGTACCTAATGGGTATGATCCTATTGAAAGGAGGCATGAAGATTGTTTGAGACAGGATTGGATAGTATGGGATAAAAGAGAAGGCGCTCATATTAATCACTCAGATATATTTGAAAGAAAAGGATTTAACGGTACTGCTAAATTACAGCTACAAAAATTAGCTACCCTTAATCCTATGTTATTTAAAATAATAAAAATGAAACCTAAGTGGGGAATAGATATTTCAATAGATTATGTATCAGAAGATGCAGTATTTGAAGTTTTTCATTATGAATGGGATTCATTTGATTATGAAGCAGTACAAGAAAAAAAAGAAGAAATAGAACAATTTGTTATTCACAAAGATTGGGATGATATAGCAAATTTACTATGGAATAGAAAAAGCGAATGGTTATATTTAGATTTCTTCGAACAAACCAAATGGAGAACAGATTTTTTCGGATTATCTCCGGAAAAGTTTAAAAATGTTATTTGGGAAGAATAATCTATTTATTTATATACGTATATAAAAGAAAAATTAAATGACTTACCAAGAAATAAAGGACCGCTTGGCTAAATGTGAATTTTCACTTAAATGTATAGCTGACGGTACCTATAAAAATAAATCCAAAAAAGAGCTAGCAGAAACTACAAAAAAGCTCACTATTCTTAAAGAATCGTATATTAAACAACTAAAAGAAGCAGAAGGTACAGTTAGGACTGCTGACGCTGGAGAAGCTGAAAAATTAGCAGATAAAGGAGTTAATGTAGATTTAGTTGAACCTAAAGATTTAGAAACTAACGAACAAGAAGGAGATAGCTCATTTGATCAAAACGAAACTGCTATGTTGGCTGCTGAAGTAGGAAAAGCAACAGTTTTAGCATTAAAAGACGAAGGAGAAAATATCTCTACAGCTAGAGTTAAAAGAATTAAACCTAATGAATTTGATGTAGTTATAGGCTTTAAAAACGGTAATGAAAATATATACGACTTTTATATAGTAGGAGATACATTATATTTAAAAGATACATCATATGATAGAGAGATATCTGATGTAGGAGTAAAACAATCCGGAGAAGCTATAGTAAGTAGAGATGTAGTAAAAAACGAATTACAAAAATACTTTAAGACTGTAAATACAGCATTAGGTGAAGCTGAAAGAGTAAAACCTGTAAAAAATGAAATTAACTATAAAAAATTAGTAGGTATGACTAAAGAAGAAGAAGCTCAATTATTTTGGGTTGGTCAATTTATGCAAGGAAAAGTTTCTAGATTACCAGAAGATCCTTTATCAGCTTACTATCAATATCAACTTAGAACTGCAAAACCTGGTAAAGAAATAGATTTAAAAGCAGATGAAACTAAAGGAGCCCCTAAAGGCCATTATTTTACCAAATCAGGAAATTTAGTAAAAGGCACATTAACTAAAGATGCAAGAGAAAGAGGAGCAAGATTAAGTGATCCAAAAGATAAACAAAGATCAAAAGTACCTCCAGTAACACAATATAAAGAAGGAGAAGGAGATGATCATCACTATATAAAAGTACCTAGATCACAATATAAAAAAGCACAAAAAGTTATTGATGATGTCTTACGTAATGACGTATACGGAGGTCATAAGCACGATATAGTAGATAACGATGGAAGAGGAAACGTAATATTTTATTTTATGGGACCTGAAGAAAAGGCTATAACTTATGATGCAGTTGTTTATTTAAGAAACTCAGATATAGATGTAGTAGATTCATCAATAAGTGATATGGAAGAAGGAGATGGAATGACTACTAAAATTAAATTATCTGCAGGAGATCCTACAAATATGGCTTATACTGATAAAGTAGATGAAACTGTTGAGCAGGAACAAGCCATTTATGATTTAAGAGATATTGTTGAAAAAGCAGAAGAATTAGGTGATGAAGCAAGACAAATAGTAAGGCAATATTTTCCAAATGAAATGTCAAGAATGGAGGGTTATGGTGTATTCAATTTAGTTTATTCAAATAATAGATACGATACTACATTAGGTAGTGAGGTTGATAGATTAGAAGGCGGAGATTATGATGATTTAGATGATGAAAATTACCCAACAGAAGCTATTGAAGATAAACCCCTACCAAAAGGTAAACACTCAGTATCTACTCTACAAAAGGTACATGGATTGATAGTTGATAAAATGAAAGAGCTTAATAATTTAAGAAAAGAAAAAGGTGGAGACCATATGTATCAAGGAGGTTCCGAACCAGGTAAACATTCAGTAATGGATCATTTAAAAGCTCTTACTAAAAAGAAAAAACAAGTAGAAGCAGCTTTAGAGAAAGCAGTAAGTAATGTAGGCAGAGGTCAACAATTAGATCCTAATATTACTGAAGGTAGAGGCGATATTGATATAATTACTCGTATTATAGATGATAGAGCAGGTGAATCAGGATTTGAATCAAGAGAAGAAGCTGCTGAAGTAATCGCTGCAATAGCTGATCACTATAAGTTAAATCTTAAAATGATTCAAAACTATATGGATTCAGATGACCCAGTTAATCCATTTGCTGTAAACGAAGGTACTGAACTTTATGACGATGATAATTTACAGTTTAAAAGATTTGCAGGACCAAATGGTATAGCATTACAAATAACAACTCGTAAACTAAAAGGAGGAGGATTTGATTATATTCAAATAGAGGGAAGTGATGTTAAAAAGTTTGCAAGAGCTGCAGTTCATGTTGCTCAAGAATTTGACGATTTAAAAAGACAGACTACTGTTAATGAAAACGTAAAAAAGAATGTCAAATAATATGAAGAAAAAAGAATTAGAACAAATAGTATTAGAAGCATATTCTGAAGTAGTTAGAGAACAAGACGAACCGGGACCTTATAAACTTGAAGACTTACCTCAAAGGTTCAGACAGGGTTTAGAAAAAAGATATGGTAAAATACATCCAAGAGATTTTATTAGCAGAGATTTAGATTCATATTTTAAGTTTGATGGAGAAAATAAAGTAACAGGTTCTGTTAAACATAAAATTATAAGATTACCTTCTTTTAGAAAATTATATTTTGATTACGATGAAATAATTAAAGATATAAAAGACCTTATGAGAAATAAGGATGTTAGAACAGATAAAGCAGCTAGAGAACTATTTGAATTAATTAAAACTAATTTTAGAAAACTTCAAAGATACTTAAGAACTGAAAGACCTGAACAGTATGATATTTTTAAATCTACTAGAGCATTAGAAGAAAATATAAATAAACTGTTATATGAAAATCTTAACGACTTAATGAAAGAACAAGAGCCAGAACCAGAAGAAGAACCTGATACTGATGCTCCAAAAGATACTGTGTTAGAAGATAGCACTGATATTATATTGAATAAATTTCCTACAGTTAAGGCTGCAATTGTTAAACTACAGACCGAAGATTTTAAAGACTTTGTAGAGACTATAGATTGGGTTTCTCCAAGACCTAGTACTTTTAGAATTAATTTAAAGAATGGTCAAGAATATATTCTTAAGTGGTTAGGAGATGGTTTTGAAGCTCAAATAATGGGTAAAAGATATTACATAAATAAAATAAGTGATTATCAACAAGCTTTAGATAAATTAACTCTTTTATATCAACAAGCACCTTTCAAAGCTGGAGGAGAAGAAGGAGAAGGAGCACCTGAAGATTTTGATTCTGCTGATACCGGAGGAGGAGATTTTCCTGGAGCAGACGCAGGAACTGGAGCAGGTAGTGATTTAGAAACCCCTGATGATGCAGGAGGTGGAGCAGACTTAACAGATGAACCTATAGACTTTGAAGAACCAGCTGAAGAACCTGAAGCATAATGAACCTTATAGATAGAATTATACTAGAATGGTCGTATAGGACCAAAAAAGGATATCCTGATCTTAATAATAAAGACGATATGAGATTATTTCAATCTCTGTTTGGTTATGATCTATCTGAAGCAAAAAAAGAATTTAGCTATCTATCCCCTGAAGCTCAAAAAATAGGAAAATTTATTATAGATAAATTAAATTTAGAAGATGATGAAATAAAAGCTCATTCAAAAACTAGAATTATAGTTTATACAGATAGAAAAAGAACTGATGTATTTGCAGCTTTACAAAAACTAGGATATCAAAAAGAACAAATTACTGGTTCTAGCGCCGGCGGATTTAGAACCCCAGAAGGAATAGAGATTATTCATAAAGCTCAAACTTCTGTTGGAGATGCTGGATTAGAAAATGAAGATATAGTAGTTAGAAAAATAAATGAAAGAATACAGGTAGAAGGAGGTCCTATAAATGTAATATTTAAAGCCGATAATAATGTAGATTTAACTTATAAGAAAGTAGAGTCTGCTGAAGGAGTAGGAAGAGAAACAGGAGATAATCAAAAAGCAGATATAAAACTTTTTAACGGTAAACCTAATCCAATTTCTATAAAAAAAGACGGACCGTTTAGATGGTCATCAGCAATGAAGACTCATGGTAAAATATTTGATGCAGTTTTAGAACCTGCGTTAAAAGGAACTCAAGACCTTAAATTAGTTGTGGATAAAAATAATCCTAAACTTCTTAAAATGTTAAATCCTAAAAATAATACATTTTACGGTAGTATATTTGTAAAAGGAGCACCCGGAATGGATTATAAAACTTTAGCTTTTGGAAGTGATAATGCAGCAATAGTAAAAAGAACCTTTAGTGATGCTGACTTTAATTTTAATGACGGTACACTAACAATCACTACTTCTGCTAACTATACAGATGATAAACATTTCAGTAAAGACGATTTACCTATAATAAGATTTGAACAAAACGCTTCTAAAGCTACAAGATTTGAAGGTCATCGAGGTAGAGGAATAACTATAAGAACCGTACCATCTAAAGGATTTAATAATAGAACTGAAAGAGCTAATGTTTTAATTATAGATTACAATGATTTAGATCTAGAAGAATAAGTTATGAGTCAAAATATTAAAAAAATAATAGCACAAGAGTATATTAAGTGTGCTAAAAATCCTGCCTATTTTATGCGTAAGTACTGCTATATACAGCACCCTACGCGAGGACGTATTTTATTTAATTTATATCCTTTCCAAGAAAAAGTATTAAATCTCTATAAAGAAAATCAATACAGTATAACTTTAAAGTCTAGACAGCTAGGTATATCTACTTTAGCATCAGCATATTCATTATGGTTAATGTTATTTCATAAAGATAAAAACGTACTAGCATTAGCAACTACTCAAGCTACTGCTCGTAACTTAGTTTCTAAAACTATGTTTATGTACGATCAGTTACCTAAATGGTTAAAGCTACCTGCAGTAGAAAAAAATAAGTTATCATTGAGATTAAGAAATGGATCAAAAGTACAAGCTAAATCATCTAATGCAGATGCTGCAAGATCAGAAGCAGTATCATTACTATTAATAGATGAGGCAGCTTTTATAGATAATATTGAAGAAACCTTTACTGCTGCTCAACAAACATTAGCAACCGGTGGTCAATGTATGGCTTTATCAACACCTAATGGTATTGGTAATTGGTTCCATTTAACCTGGGAAAAAGCTATATCAGGAGAAAATTCATTTTTGTCTATTAGACTACCTTGGACTGTACATCCTGAAAGAGACCAGGAATGGAGAGATCAACAAGACTCTGACTTAGGTCCTCGTATGGCTGGTCAGGAATGTGATTGTGATTTCTTAGCTTCTGGTGATACTGTATTTGAACCAGATGATATGTTATATTATGAAAAGACTTATGAAAAAGAACCTTTAGAAAGAAGAGGAGTAGATGGTAATTTATGGATATGGGAAGGAGTAGATTATTCTAAATCTTACATGGTAGTAGCTGACGTAGCAAGAGGAGATTCTAGTGACTATTCTGCTTTTCATGTATTTGATGTAGAAAATTGTGTACAAATAGCAGAATACAAAGGAAAATTATCTCCTAAAGATTTCGGTAATGTACTTGTAGGAATTGCATCAGAGTATAACGATGCATTATTAGTAGTAGAAAACGCTAATATTGGATGGGCTACAATAGAGCAAGTACTTGAAAGAGAGTATAAAAATTTATACTATAGCTCTACTTCTAATATGGAATCAGTAGAATCATACATGCATAAGTACGAAAGAGATAAATTAGTTCCTGGTTTTACTATGTCTATGAGAACACGACCTTTAGTAGTAGCTAAGATGATCGAATATATTAGAGAGAAATCAGTAACTATACAATCTAAAAGATTATTAGGAGAAATGAGAGTTTTTGTATGGAAAAACGGAAAACCTCAAGCTCAAGATAGATATAACGATGATTTACTTATATCTTGTGCAACTGCACTTTATGTAAGAGATACTGCTCTAAAACTAAGACAACAAGGAATGGACTTAGCTAGAGCACAATTATCGTCTTTTTCTAATTTAAACGCAAAAAACCAAGCAGTTATAAAAACAGTTGGAAATAAGAAAGAAAATCCTTATCTTTTAAAGACACCGGGTGGACAAGAGGATATCACTTGGTTACTAAAATAGACTATTTATATATAAATTAAACGTTTAATGGCAGATACTTCATTATTTGGTAGACTTAAAAGATTATTTTCTACAGACGTAGTTGTAAGAAATATTGGTGGAAACGAGCTAAAAATAGCTGATGTTAACCAAATACAAAGAACTGGAAGATACCAAACAAATTCACTAGTAGATAGATTTAGTAGGTTATATATCTACAATAATAGAAATATATTTAATCCTAATCTAAATTATCAAACTTTAAGAATCCAGCTTTATTCAGATTATGAAGCTATGGATACAGATCCTATCATTGCATCCGCATTAGATATATTAGCTGATGAGGCTACTGTAAAAAACGATGTTAACGAAATACTTCAGATAAAATCATCTGACGAAAATATTCAAAGAGTACTTTATAATTTATTTTATGACGTATTAAATATAGAATTTAATTTATGGTCATGGATTAGAAATATGTGTAAGTACGGAGATTTTTTCTTAAAATTAGAAATATCTGAAAAATTTGGAGTTTATAACGTACTTCCTTATACTGTATACCATATGGTAAGAAGAGAAGGAGAAGATCCTGAAAATCCTGCTAAAGTTATTTTTCAATTAGATCCTGACGGATTAGCAGCCTCTCAAAATCCTAGTTATTTACCGAAAAGAAAATCTAATAAAAAGTAGTAAACTTCGATAACTATGAAGTAGCTCATTTTAGATTAATTTCTGATACCCAGTATTTACCTTATGGACGTTCTTATTTAGAACCAGCTAGAAAAATATTTAGACAAACTACTTTAATGGAAGATGCGATGTTAATACATCGTATAATGAGAGCACCTGAAAAGAGAATGTTCTATATTAATGTAGGTAATGTACCACCGAACGAGGTAGAGCAGTTTATGCAAAAGACTATCAATCAGATGAAAAAAACTCCTTATGTAGGAGATGATGGTCAATATAATCTTAAATTCAATCTACAAAATATGATGGAAGATTTCTACCTACCTGTAAGAGGAGGAGATACTTCTACTAGGATTGAAACTACTAAAGGTTTAGAGTATGACGGAAAAGCAGACGTAGAGTACCTACAGCAAAAATTATTTGCTGCTCTTAAGATTCCAAAAGCATATTTTGGATATGAAGGTGATCTACAAGGTAAGGCAACATTAGCAGCAGAAGATATTAGATTTGCAAGAACTGTAGAAAGAATACAGAGAATAGTAGAATCAGAATTAACTAAAATTGCTTTAGTACATTTATATTCTCAAGGATTTACTGGAGATAGTTTAACTAATTTTGAAATTAAGTTAACTACTCCATCTATTATATTTGAACAAGAAAAAGTAGCTTTATTAAAAGAAAAAGTTGATTTAGCTAATCAAATGAAAGATACTAAATTATTCTCATCAGATTATATCTATGAAAAAATCTTTGATATGTCAGAAGATAATTACATGGAAATGAGAGATCTGGTTAGAGAAGATTCTAAACGTATCTTTAGATTAGCTCAGATAGAAGGAGAAGGAAATGATCCAGCTAAATCAGGTACTACTTACGGTACACCTCACGATCTTGCATCAATGTACGGTAGAAGATCTACTTCTACTCCAAAAGGAGCAGGACCAGGAGAAGTACCAGCAGGTTACGAAGAACTACCTAAACACGGTGAACCAGGTCCAGAAGGAGGAAGACCTAGAGAGAAAATGTCTGTCTATGGTACGAACGATAATCCTATAGGAGGAAGAGATCCTTTAGGTCAACATGGAATGAAAGGAGGGTATCCTTCCGACAATGATAACGTTTTAGAAAATTCTACAGCACAAACAGTTTACTTGCAAAATGAAAAGGATCTTAAAGATATTGTTTTCAAAAAAGATAACAAAAGTAACTCTAAGTTATTGAGTGAGGATAATATTAAAGATTTAGGTAACTAATACATATTTATAATAGTAAACGTATATAATGAAGATAAAGCACTCAAAGTATCGTAATACTGGACTTATATTTGAACTGCTAGTAAAGCAGATTGCAGCTGATACTTTAGATAATAAAGAATCTAACGCTATTGCTATCCTAAAAGAGTTTTTTGCGGGTAGAACTACATTAGCTAAAGAATATAAATTATACGAATTTATTTTAAGAAATAAAAAAGTATCTCAAAGTAAAGCAGAAACTATAATTTCAACTATTACAGAAGTTTCTAGGAAACTTAATCAAAAATTATTGAAAAAACAGAAATACGATTTAATTTCTGCTATAAAAGAGAACTATAAATTAGAAGAGTTTTTTGGTATGGAAGTTAGAGATTATAAACCTCTTGCTTCATTATACTGTTTATTAGAAGCTCAAAATAATTCTAATATGGTAGACCCTAATTTCTTAGTTTCTAACAAATGTACTCTATTAGAGCATTTAACATCTAAGAATCAAAATGAAAATGAAGTTAAGGATAGCCTTATAGAAGAGTATAGTAAGTATGATAAAGATTTAAAAATGCTTACTTTTAAAATATTATTAGAAAAATTTAACGATAACTATAAAAATCTTTTACCTCAGCAAAAGAGAATATTAAAAGAATTTATTACATCTGTTAATTCTAATAGAAGATTATACAATTTAGTTAATACTGAATTAGATAATATAATAAAGGAAGTTACTGACTTAGCTAATAATGTTAAAGACGATATTGTAAAGATTAAACTAGATGAGGTAATAAAAGGAATTAAACCTTTGAAAAAGACTGATAAGGTTAATGATACTCATTTAATTAACTTAATGCAATATTATGATTTAGTTAACGAGTTGAAAAACTTATGACAAGATCAAAGGTAATTGAATTAGTAAGAGAAGTACTTGGGGAGTTACAAGAAGCAAATGTAACTGGAGGAACAGCAACATTTACACCAGGAGCAGGAGCTACATATGCTACTCCTAATGCTTTTGGAAACGCTAATAGAGCCGGTAAGATCTCTAGAAAGCTTGGTTATAAGAAGGTAAGCCGTCCTAAACGGCCATCACATACTAAAGGATTTGACTATTTATAAACATGAGACTAGTAACCGCAACAGAAAAGTATAGAGCCGTCAACGAAGGGAAGATGGCTAAAAAGGAATTCGTGAGACAAATGAGACAGGAATTCCCACAATATATATCCCAATTTAATGGATTTAAAGATTCAGTATCCATACTAAAAAATAAAGGATTAATTTTTGAATCTAAACCTACTGGTACTCAAATATACGATGAAAGACCTGCAGCTACTGTTGATCTTACAAGACTAGAAAGAGGTATATTTTATGAGTTACAACAAGCAGGTTTAAAACCTCCTTTCGACGTATATAACGTAACTACTGAAGAGTATTTAAAAGCTGCTAAAAAAGCAAAAGATAATTTAATTAAAAATCCAAATCACTATATTGATATAGTAGCAGGAGAATCTAGTAATGTAGATAAACATGATAGAGAAGTTCCTGTGAAAAGAGGTGAGTTAAAAAAAGATCTATTCAATGACTTAAAAAAAGCTAATTTAAAAGAAGCTAAGACTATGTTAAAAGAAGGTAGATTAGAAGATTTAGCTGAAACCTTAGGTATTACTCTAGAAAAACTACAATCAGCGGTTAGTAGTATTAGAGAGATAGAAGATGAAGTAGTTGGTGAAGTAGAAGATGAAGTAGGAGAAGCAATGGGTAAAGGTAAAGTAGCTCTATCACCAGACGATGTAATAGACCCAGCAGATTATGGTTTAATAGGCCAAGGTTACTTAGCTGGATTTGGTAGAAAGCATACACTTAATTTAGATCAATTAGAACAATTAGGTCGAAAGATAGTTAAACAATTATATAAAGGAGACTTCGAAGCTGCTAAAGCTAAATTTGTAAAAGAAGAGGATGAGAATATAGAGCACGATTGTGCTAGTCATGTACTACATGAAAAATACGGTAAAGGTATATGCATACCAGAACAACATACTTTAGTAAAAGAAGGTAATAAACATGTAGTCACACATTATGATGTTCTTTTTAAAGAAGGTAAAAGAGTAGTAAAAAACGTTCCAGTTAGCGAATTAAAAATTATTACTGAATCTCACCACGGTCATAAAAGAAGAAAAAACGAAGAAACTCATGAAAGCGATTCATTAGATTCTATAAAAAGAGCTTTAGCAAATACTAAGTATAAAGATATAGCTACTAACTCTAATTATGATGATATCCTAATAGATTTCATAAAAGTAACTCCTCCTGAAGAATTAATGGGTGGAGATGATGAAAAAATAGAAAATGAATTTACTGAGTTTATATCTCAAAACTTCATGGGTCTAAGAAGAGGTATCGAAAAACAGCTACCAGTAAATGAAGATGACCTAGTTGCTATTACTGACGGTCATTATGCTTATATTAGAGGTATTATAGATATATTAAAAACAGGAGAAGTACCACAAGATAAAGCTTATAGAAAAGAAGCAATAAAAGCTTTAGCTAGCTTATTAAGAAATCCTTCTGACGTAAAAGAATTAATGGGTTACAATAGAAGAGGAGAAAAAGAAGAAGATCCTAGATCAAGCTATTATACTAAAGTAAAAGAGCAAGAAGGAGAAAGTATACCTTTTAAACAGAAATACGTAGCAACATTTCCTGAAATTAAAAAATTCTTAGAAAGTAAATTATCATCTAGTCATGATGAAGATGTAGTACGTGGAGTGTTTCACGAATTATTTACAGAAGCTGAAGCCTTGATGGATGAACAAGACGGTACATCTGAGCTAGATGCTATTTATTCTATTTCAGAAAACTTAGAAGAACAATATGAAGAAGAAGATAAGAATGAAGAACTAGCAATTGCACAAGAAATTACAAAAGCTATCGAACCTATCTATATGGCTTCTGAAGGAAAAGGTAAAGATCATGACGGAGACGGAGATATAGATTCTGATGATTATATGGCTGCAAAAGATAAAGCTATAAAAAAAGCAATGGGAAAAGATGATGAGAAGAATGAGCAGTTGAAAGAAGCTATCAAGACTCTTATCAAAAAATCTTTAAACGAAGATACTATAAATGAAGCTGCTACTCAAGAATTAGCTGCTTTAGCTGATACTTATGGCGGTTATAAAGGTATGCAAGTTATATTAAATGACTTACAGAACATAGTCACTGATATAGAATCTTATCAAGCTAAGACTAGAGAAAAACTACAAAACGTATTTAATAAAGTAGGAGATGTAGAAAACGAAGACGGTCTTAAAGTAGGAGCATTTTTAGCACCTGCTATAGAATCAGCATTTAATAAAGATTCAAGAATGGTTGGAGGAAGTAAATTAATGAAAGGAGTTGAAATACCTAAAGTTAAATTTATGCCTAAAGATGTAGAGACTCCTCAAAACGAAGAATCTCCTAAACAAACTATATTCGCACCAGTAAAAAGATATTTTTAATTATGAAAAACTTTGATTTAAGAAAATTTTTAGTTGAAAATAAACTTACTGAGCAAAGCAAATTAATCTTAGAAGTTGAAAACTCAAGTGATCTTGATTTTGATGATTTTATGAAAAAATTTCC